GCAATAGAAACTAAACAGCAGGTCCTAGTCTTTACGGACGTATCGCTGCATGCGATGCAATTCTTAGGACCCCCGTTCACCTTCGGAATTAACGTTGTGTCTGAAAACATTACGATTGCCAGCCCACTTTCGGCAATCAACGTTGAGGACACCGTGTATTGGATGGGTCGCAAAGAGTTCTACGCCTACTCCGGTCAGGTCCAACGCCTGCCCTGCACCGTGCGGGATTATGTGTTTAATGACATCAATGAATCCCAGCTAGAAAAAGTAACAGCCGGATCGAACAGTGCCTTTGGCGAGATCTGGTGGTTCTACCCTTCAGCCTCTAGTCAAGAAAACGACCGATACGTCACATACAACTATATGGAGAACGTCTGGGCATACGGAAATCTAGCGCGAACAGCTTGGCTCGATCGAGGAATTACAAGCCTGCCTTTAGTTGCTGCCCCTGATCACTTTATGTATAACCACGAATCTGGGTTCGATGACGGCAGCACCGTACCTTCGACGGCGATTAATTCTTTTATTGAAAGCAGTCAGATTGATATGGGCGACGGAGACGAGTTTATCTTTATGAACCGGATGATCCCTGACTTAACCTTTCGCAACTCAACCGCGGACTTCCCTTCTGCAACCATGACCCTATCAGCTAGGAACTATCCAGGCGGTTTGTATCTACAGTCAGAGGCAAAGTCGGTAACACGCACGGCCACCACTCCGATTGAGCAATGGACCGAGCAAGTAAACTTACGGTTGCGTGGCAGAGCTTTTGCTCTAAAATTAGAGACTACAGGGTTGGGTGTTGGCTGGCGTTTAGGTACGCCACGGGTTGATATACGAAGCGATGGGCGTAGATAATGTCTCGTAATCTGACAAAACCATTCTTTGCTAGACCACCTGACGAATACGATCCGAAATACATGTCGGACTTAGTACTATCTTTTGCTCTGTATTTAGAGCAAATGCAGAACCCAGGGGAGGGCCGTCATACACGGCTAACCCTTACGGACTTACCTACAAGTGACCAAGGATTAGAGGTGGGAGCCTTATTTGCGTACCGTGACGCGGCCGGATTAACTGGTGTTGTAAAGATAACAACCGCCGATCAGGTCAATCTCCCAAGTATTCTTTCGACGGGCGGAGTAGGATCGGTTACGGTGGGAATATCATGACTAGAACTTTTAAAGCACTTCTGCTAATGTTGGCAGTAATTAACGTTGGGTGATTAACCATGAGTTTACTTAGCAGTATAGGTGGCCTAGTTGGATTTGCCATGGGCGGACCCGCAGGGGCCGCAATTGGCTCTGGACTAGGGTCGTTAGCTGGTGGCGGTGATATAAAAGATGCCTTCCAATCTGCGGCGATGTCCTTTGCTGGTGGTCAAGGTGGTGGAATCATGAACGCTGTGGGCGCTATGGGCGGACAGGGCGGCGGCGGTAATCAGATGGCTCAATTGGCTCAGATGTTTGCTAACCAAGGCGGCGGTAATAAAGGCGGCGGCGGAAACCAAGGCGGCGGCGGTAGTGGCGGTATTTCTGCGATCATGAACGCTATGGGTGCTTCTGGCCCAGGCGGCGGCGGTAATAAAGGCGGCGGCGTCGGCGGCGGGATAGGTTCTATAATGGACAACCCAGCAGTAATGGCGGCTCTTTTACGCGCATCCGAACCAGAAAGCATTAAGATAACATCCGCGCTACAGGATGCTCAGTTAGCTACAGGCGAAAGACTGCCTAACTTCCGCGGCGTAGGCATGAGAGAAACAAGACCAGGTATGAGTTCTAGACCACAACAGTTTACTAATCGCCCAACATACGCACAAGGCGGGTTGATCGAGGGCCCTGGAACAGGGACCAGTGACTCAATACCTGGGGCTATCATGCAAAACGGAGAGCCTGTTGAGGAAATCCGTGTTGCTAACAATGAATTTATTCTTAGAGAAAAAGATGTAGAACAGATCGGCAATGGCGATCGCAATCTCGGAGCCGCAAAACTATACGCTATGCAGCGCCGCTTTGACAATGGAGCTAGGGCATAATGACTGACGCAAACACAGGGTCTGACCAAACAATCCTTACCCAAAGCCAGACAATGCTTCCGGGCTACCAAGAAGAATACCTAAAGAACCTTCTGGCAAGCGTATATCAAGTTCAGTACGACGAAAACGGCAACGCCATGCTGGACGCCAACGGCCAGCCTATAACCACGGGGCTTGCTGCTGAATCGCCACTGTATGGTACGCCGGTACTAGATGACGCCGGCAACCCTGTATTTGAAAAGAACGCAGACGGAACAGACAGGCTAGACTTCCGAGGGCAACCTATTCCGCAGGTAGACGGCGGCATTATTAGACCTGACGTTGCACCTATGACCGAGAACCAGAAGGAAGCTATTCGGTTAGCTGAAACTGGCGTGGGTTCTTTCCAACCTTATATGACCGATGCAGACGCAACGCTGGGTAGCGCCGCAGGTCGAGCCGACACTGCACAAACGGCGTTTGATCAAGCTACTGGCGCCCTTAAAGGGACCGGTGATGCATATGATGCAGGTTCTTACTCAGATTATTATGACCCGTTCACACAGAATGTTGTTGGACAAACCGCTGCTGATGTAGCAAACGCTAGTACCGCGCTGGGCAATGCCGCGCAGGGTGGCGTAAATGCAGGGCAGTTTGGTCTAGGGTCCGCGGTCCAAGGTCAACAGATGCTTGGCGGAACTACTGATCGGTTTGCCGGTGAGGGTGTTGGATCATTTATGAACCAGTACGAAGATGAAGCGGTGCAGCAAGCACTTGCGGACATTGCTCGTAGTGGTCAGATGCAACAAGCACAGCTTGGAGCCAACGCTGTAGGCGCTGGTGCGTTTGGCGGGGCTCGTCAGGGCATCCAAGAAAGCGAACTAGGTAGAAACATATTAGAACAACAGGGTCGAACTGCGGCAGGAATGCGGCAGGCTGGCTTTGAAAGTGCAGCGCAACGCGCACAAGCAGCATACGAGGCAGAGCAAGCTCGGGCCCAAGGTGCAGCGCAACTTACTGGTCAGCTAGGACAGGCGGGTGCAGCTAGTGCTTTATCTGGTAGTCAGATGGGTATGGCCGGCGCTCAAGGACAGGCTGATCTCTCCATGGGTCTTGCAGGATTACGCGGCCAAGGCTTCGGATCTTCTCAAGAGCTTGGTATGAACGCTTTCCAAAATCAAATGGCACGAGGCCAGAACGCAGGTCAGATCTTCGGGTCCCTTGGACAAGGGATCGGGGCCCTCGGTACTGCGGAAGCTGGCATTGGTACACGTCAAGCGGCTATGGGCGAAGCAGTTCAAGGTGCAGAACAGAGGGATGTCAATTCACTGTTCAACATTGGTGCCTTGGAGCAAGGTCAACAGCAGTCAGAGTACGACGTACAACGCGCTGGGCAGATCGAAGAAATGTACGAGCCGTTCCAAAGAGCATCGTATATGTCAGATATTTTCCGCGGCGTACCGTCTACTAGCTCGTCACTTACTACTAGCAGCGCCCCAGCCCCGAGCCCAGTATCTCAAATGCTAGGTAATGCTATGGGTATGAGTGGTTACAATCAAGCAGGCGGACAAGGTATCTTGTCAGGTATAGGTTAGGGGTTAAGATATGCAGGGCACAGTAGCTAACCGCAGTTTGTTTAAGAATAAGAGTGGCGCGAGAGATAAGCTTCGCAGTCTTGGTGGTATCATGGCCTCGAGCGAACCTTTGTTGGAAGAAGCTTACCGGTCAATTGACCCACCTAAAAAACCAGACATGCCTTCTCAGATGGCTGGACTTATGTCCACACCACAAGCCCCGAGGATGGCACCACCGCCACCACCACAGATGGCACCACCACCACAGATGGCACCACCACAGATGGCACCGCAGTCCATGCAACCCGCACCTCCGCCAATTCAACCAGCACCCGTAGCACCTCCGGCTCCGGGCCTTAATCCTATGGCGCAAGTACCAGGTAAACCTCCAGGTTTGGCGCTTGGTGGATTCTATCAAGACCCTGAGACTCGGGCTCGGCTTGCCGCTAACTCTGCACCTAGGTCCTCTGGGGTAGACGTAACTCAGACAGCAGGCACAGTAAGCTTTAACGACATGACAGCGGACCAAGCAAAGAAACTTGGTTCCGAAACATTGTCTGGCTCTAGGCCGTTCAAGTCTCCGTTTACAGAGATGAATGTTGGGGACAAAGCACCAGAGCTATCGGCCGCTATGTTGAAACTTGGCGGAGTGTTAAGCGACTCAGGTCGTAGTGCGGAAGAAAAATCTAGAGCTATCGCCGCATTTACTGGCGGTAATCCAGAAGCTAAAGACATGAAAAAAGAAATGGTGAAGGTGGCGAAAGATACCTTTGGCAAGAAACTTAACTCGAACGACAAGATAGATGGGCTCAACAGAGCTATCACTGGGTTTGCTATTGCCGCTGGCACAAGTCCACGGGCCTCGGTCAACTTTGCAAACGGCATGCTTGTTGGTCTTGGAGAGATGAAGAAGACCGAGGTTGGTCGGCAAACCGCGGCGGCTGCGGCGGCGAAGGCTGCGGCTGGTGGCGTCTCGGGAGGTGCTAAATCTAGCACATACAGAACTCCAGGCAATGCATACCAAGACGCAATCAAAGAAGCGATGAAAATGGATGATATGGATTTGCCAGAAGGTATGACTTTAGCTCAGTATGCAGACCAGTATGCGAAAACCATTGTTTCTAAGTCATACACTCCGGCTCAACTTGCGGGGACGGCGTTTGAAGGTACTTCGGCCCAAGGTGGTGGTTCTACCGCTCCACAAGGAGACGGAAGGCAGGTTGCATATGACGCGAGTGGCACACCATTCTATTCTACAGACGGTGTCAATTATGTTGATGCACAAGGCAAACCATACGCTGCTTAGTAAGGAAAATAAAACATGGCTGAATTACCTAGTGGACTTTCCTCTACTCCTCCTCCAGGATTAAGTGCTACTCCACCAGAAGGGTTGTCTACAACTCCTCCTCCTGGCTTGTCTCTCACACCACCCGAAGTAGAAGAGACAGGGCGCAATCGTAAACAGTTTTACGACGACAACGTTTTTGGTGAACTCGGTGAGGGTATTGTGTCTGGCCTTATTGGTGCCGGCGAAGGTGTTATTGGCCTAGGTGCTTTAGCCGTAGATATTGTTGCAGACACTGACTATGGAGACAAGGTCGCTAATGCGGCTGAGTCTGCGCGTGATGCGCTGGGGTTAGACCCAGAAGGTATTGTCGGCAAGGGCGCAGAAATTATTACACAGTTTGTTGTCCCTGGTGGTCTAGCTGCAAAGGGCGCCAAGGCTTTAACTACTGTCGGTCGCGCCGCTCGTGCTGCTAAAGTAGCCAAGAACCCTGTAGCAAAAGGCTTTGGAAACAAAGTAAAAGGTTTGGTCGCTGATCCTAAAACTGTTTTGAAAGACTACGCAACAGATCCTAAACGTTGGGAGACAGCGGCCTTTGCTGGTGCGGACTTTGCTGTGGCAACCGGTAAAGAAGCCACCCTTGGTGATTGGGTGGAAGCTGGTCCAACTCAGACAACTGAGTTAATTGGTTTAAGAGGACGAGAGAAAGCACTAGCTCGTCTTGGGAACAGGGCAAAAGTCGCCGCAGAGGGTGGGGTTCTTGGAGAAGCGGCGCAAGGGATTCTTGGTGCTGCGGGAAAAACTATTGGTGACGCAAAGATAACTAAGGACATAGCAGGAGCTACCCGCGGCAAGATAGATCAAGCAACAAAAAGTATTGATACCTTGTTAGAGCGCAGGATGTTAGCAAGACCCGGCACTGCTGAAGAGCTTGGTAAAGGAAAAGCGTTTATAGCGGATGCTATAGCCTTTGGTCGATACCGTGGATACCTTCCGAGTGAGGTCGCAGAAAAACGACTGTTGATGGATGGTATAGTTAGCAAGCAAGTTAAAAGAGCCGATCGTATTCTTAACGATCTAGATCGAGAAATAGATGGCGCTTTAAAGAACATGCCGGAAGGTGATGGCAATCTTGATAAGGTTGGCTACATGACTAAGATTGAGAACTACCTGACCGAGGCAGATGAAGGTGTTAAGAAAAGTGTGTTGGCTGAGTTGCCAAAAGGTATTAGGCAAAATGCGTTGCGTATGCGTAAGCACATCGAGGTTCTTAGCAAGGATGTGCTAGATAGTAATTACTTAAAAGAACAAAAGTACACGGTAGATGGTCTAAATGTTAATGATGTTGTTAAGAAAAACATTAACAACTATCTTCGCCGCCGGTATAAGATCTTTGAAGACAAGAAGTATGTACCAACAGACGAATCAATCAAGAATGCAGACTCATTCTTTAGGAGAAACAAACCGTCTGTAGAAAAAGAATTGACTGAAGCCTATCGTAAAGATGTGGATAACGTATTTAACGCAGAGTTCTTTGCTAAGAACGGGTTGACCAGAGTTGATGAACTAAAGACGGCTGTAATAAGTGGGAACAACAAGGGCAAGGTAGACACAAGAAAATACGGCAAAGTTCCTACTGGTAAAATTAATATAAAAGTTGGCAATAAAGTTACTGCGGATGCTGGTCGTGTAGCTCGTGAAAACTTTCTTAACCGTTACACAATAGAAGCCCGTGTAAAGTCTGGGGCTGGTCGTGTAGCAACTGACCGGCTAGAAACTGGGATGTTTCTGAAGAGAAAGAAGATTGCTCCTGAGTTACAGGATTTGCTAGGCATTGTTAAAGACCCTCGGCAAGCGTACCTTGGAACGGTAGCTGATCTAGCGCAATTCACTGCGGTAGATGATTACTTTGGAACAATTGCCAAGCTTGCAGACGAGAACTCTGGCATAGGTAAATTCTTTAAGAACGGTAACGCCCTTACCAATGATCAACAAGAAGGTTTGTTACGAAAAGGATTTGTTAAACTTGGCGGAATAGACGGAAAGCCTAGCGGGTTAGGTAAAGCAGATCCTCAAGGACAGGTGATTGAAACAGACGCTGTAAACAAAATATTAGTTGAGGAAAGTTCGGGTTGGGGAGAGTTAGACGGATACTTTGTACCGAAGGGTGTGTATAACAACCTAACTAATCATGTACTGGCAGAAGACGGGTTCGGGGCTAACCTTTTAAACAATACAGTAGGCCGACTTTTAAAACTTAAAGGTGTGTCTCAGTACGCTAAGACTGTGCTTTCCCCTATCACTCAGGTTCGTAACTTTACAACAGCAGCGTTGTTCGCCACGGCTAATGGTAACATGCCACTTATTGGACGAGGTTCTAAGAATGGTCTGAGAGACGCTTGGAAAACTGTTCATGCAAATGTTACTAACAAAGGAGACGACGCGGTATTTCTTGATATAGAAGATGCCTTTGACCGCGGAGTCATGGGGACTAACGCTGAGTTAAGAGAGATTCAAGACACATTAAGTAAGGGTCTTGACCTTGACGGTAAAGCTCCGACTAACTTTGTTGAAGCTACCTTTGGGGAGTCTATTGCTAAGAGTAAGATTGCTGGTGGCGCCAAGTTTATGGAAGATGTTTACCAAGGGTCAGATGACTTTTGGAAATACTTTAACTATAACGCCGAGCAATCACAGATACGTCACATGTTGAAAGAAGCAACACCCGAAGAACAAGTTGCGTACCTTACAAAGAATGGTTCAGATCCTGGCAGGCAAGGAAGTGTTGGCGATACGGTAGCAAGAAACGAAAAGATTAAACGTGGAGAGATTGATCAGGATATGATCGATGAACTTGTTAAGGACCGAGCCGCTCAAATTGTTAGGGACACTGTTCCAAACTACAACAAGGGTGCGTCAGATGCTATTAAGCTTGGACGTAAACTTCCTGTTGGTAACTTTATTACCTTTCCTGCGGAAATGTTTCGCACAAGTTTTAACATTGTTAAGCAGGGTCTTGATGACATGGGGTCGGAGATCCCCGCAGTACAAGCACGGGGCCGAGGTCGTTTAACAGGCTTTGTAGGCACAACAGTTGTTGCTCCAGCGGCGGTGACAACTGCTATGTCTGCTGCAACGGGTATAAGTAAAGAAGAGATGGCTGCATACCAACGGTCGTTTGCTGCACCATGGGAGAAAGGCGCTGTCCTAGTTCCAATTGGTAGAAACGAAGATGGTACAATTCGATACATTAATTACAGTACATCTAATCCATACGACGTGGTTTCTAGGTTTGCTACCAGAGCTTTAAATGAAGCGGATGAAGCAATTAAACAAGGTAAAAGTCCAAGTGAAACCTTTACCGGCGTTATCGGCAACACAGTTACAGAGTTCTTCCAACCGTTTTTATCTGAGGCGATGTTAACTGAAGCTGTTACAGATGTATTTCTGCGTGGAGGTAAAACAGCTACTGGTGCAAAGGTATGGAATCCAGTTGACGATGCTGGAACCATTGGGTTTAAAGCTATAATGCATGTGGTGGACACTGTAGTACCTGGCATTGTACCTGTTAATATTTCTGGGGGTGTGCCAGAACCAAGTCGTTTCCTGAGAGGCGTTATGCCTGGGGAATCATTGGTTAAATACAAAGATAAGATGGGTCGTGAGCGCACGTTTATCGGAGAGATGGCACGGGCCATGTCTGGGGTCAGTGTATTGGAGTTCGACCCTAAGAAGGGTCTGGAGTACGGCGGCTTCCGTATGCAACGTGCCCAGACTGATGCTAAAAGTATGTTCAACAAAGTTGTTGATGACGAGAACGGTGACGCTGGAACTTTGTTCAATGGTTTCCGCAAAGCCAACGAGGCTAAGTACCGTGTCGATAAAGAATATTATCAGATGATAGAAGACCTTAGAACTATGGGGATGACTAACTCAGAAATCCGCAAGGTTCTTAAACAAGAGGGTGTCGGCGGCACCAAAGGTATTATGCGTGGTGAGTTTGAGCCTTTTAAAGTCTCAGCAAAAAATAAAAAAGACATGCGTAAGGCTGGCATCGATGAGTTCTATCCTCGGGAACAAATCAACCAGCTTCGAAAAGATATGAACCGGCTGCCGTTGGCTCCGGATGATCCAAGCACAATACGTCCACGTCCAACGCCCAACACATCTACGCCACCCGCAGGTTTATCTCTAACGCCACCAACGGGTTTATCTTTAACTCCTCCCCCTGGGTTGTCTCCTTCAACACAAGCAGCGCCACCCGTCTTTCAAAATCCTCTGCCCCCAGGGTTGTCTCCAGCACTAACAGGCGGTGACCCCAACACTCAGGAGATCGCTAGGCGGTTAGGTCTTAATTAAAACTCAGACACTTCTACCTTAACGCCCACGCCGCCAAACAATTGGACGAGGTCATTGGCCTCGGCCTCTACTTGCTCTAGAATGTCGTCGTCAATCATGCTGGCTAGTCGCAGAGATGTGTTAACCAGATTCATAAGGGCGGCAAGCTGCATGGGGTGCATCTGATCTACGCCTAGGCTTTTAAACTTCTTCATCTTCATTCTATCTCTCCCCAATTATCTTTGAGTTCTTGGTCTATCTTAGAAGGAACCTTGAGAGGCACACCAGTTTCCATAATCTCTTTGATCTGTGCTGCCTGTTCGGTACTTTCTACGTTGAAGCATAGCTCATCATGGACCGTGAGCATAGGAGTAAGACCAGCGTTATAACAATCAAGCATCGCCTTCTTTGTTTGGTCGGCCGCTGAACCTTGGATCAAACGGTTAAGTGCCTTGTATGTAAAGGCGCGACGGAGTTGACCCATGCCCCCGTACACTTCCTCTGCTTCCTCTATGGGCAAAGGTTTGTTGTATCCGAACGTTGATGGCTCCCACATATCGAAGCGACACAGGCGCCCTAGCAGGGTGCGTATCTGCCCGTTCTTGCCGGCCCTCTTGCTTGCGATGTCAGCCAACTGCTTAACAAACGGGACCTTCTCGCGGTGATCTCTGATGATAGTCTTGGCCTCGTCCGCTGTGATCGCCATCTGATTCGCTAGTTTAGCTACGCCCATACCGTACATGATACCTAGGTTCACTGTCTTCGCTTGCTTGCGGGTGATCCCTGCCAAGTCCGCTACGATCTGGTGCAGGTCTACATCGCCAGTATTAAACTCTTCAACGATGGTCTGAAGCACAGGATCCTGCATGTTGGGTGGCATCGATGCCGCAAAGTGTACCAGTAACCTCGGCTCTTGGCTCGAGTAGTCAAAGGATCCCCACTTGGTTCCCTCTTCTGGTATAAACAACCCGCGGATTAACTTCTTGATCTCCTTGTCCCGCGCCGGAATCTGCTGAAGGTTGGGGTTGCTTGACGAAAATCTACCAGTGACCGTACCGCCCTCATCCCTGCGGGTAGAGTGTAGCTCTGTATGTATGCGGCCGTTGTGTTCATGCTTCAGTATGCTGTCAATGAATGTGCTGTCTGCCTTGTCGAACTCGCGCAGTTTAACCAACGACTGACAGGCTTCATGTGGGTGGGAGTTGAGGTACGCCTTAGTGAACGACGCTGCACCAGCATCGGTCCTTGGATACTCTAGCCCCAGCTTGTCAAACATCTTAGCTACTGAGGCACTGGCCCATATGTCTACGTCCACGCCGGCGCTTTTCTTTATCTCTTGACGCAACTCAGACGACCGCTTCTGGATCAGCTTCTTGTTACGGTCAGCCTTCTCCAGGTCTACACGCACACCGTTGGTTCTCATGTCCAACAGGCAGGGGATTAAACCTGTCTCTAGTTCCCAGATAGCCCACAGGTCCTGCTTCTCTAGCTGGATCTTCAACGCTTCCCATAGCTTCAACGTGGCTACAGCATCCTGTTCAGCATAGGCGCCCACATACTTCGGGGGTAACTGCCACATCTCTGCCTTGGGATCGATGCCCCACTCTTGAGCCGCGGCCTTCAGAAGCTTCTCGTCCTTGCGTATACCCACATAGTCCCGTGCCATAGCATCAAGGCCAAAGGACCAGCGGTTCTCATTAACCAACGCGCCGGTAATCATAGTATCGATGATGCGCCCCTGCACCTCAACACCCTCGGCCCTCATCCAGCCAGCATCGTAGGTTGCATTGTGCATGATCTTATCAATGTCAGGCGTAGACATCTGAGCCTTGAGCCAACGCATTGTCATGGTGGGGTCTAGGTTGTGGCCGTTCTGGTGGCGTAGTGGGAAGTATCCTTTGAAGTCACCGGCTGCTACAGCAATGCCAATGATGTGCCCATCTTTCCTAGCCCAGCCTGGGCCCTGTGTTTTGATGTTGGGGTCCTTAGTCTCAAGGTCTACGGCGATCTGGCTGTAGCCTGATAGATCAGGGAACTCGGTAGGGATATTCCAATCAGTGTCAACAAGCTCCATCTCTGCGCGGATCTGGTAGTCTTTGTCTTGGTTGCTAGTGAACAGAGTTCCTTGGGTCATTCTACATCCTTCCAGCTACCAACCTCTGTGGTTGGCCTGTTCTTCTCAGAAAATTCTGCACCTAGGGCCGTGTACCCAGCCTTGTCCACCCATGAATCATCATGGTCTATTGTCTCTAATAGCCTAGCTGTCTTGACCCAGTCCATCATTAATACAACGTGTTGTTCTGATATTTCAAAGTGCGTTTCGAAAGCACTCCTAACAATGATGTTCCACCCGTCGGCGATACGCCGGTGGTTCTCGAACGCATCTCCATAATCCTTGGCCCTCTGCCCGTTGATCAGTTCTTTTGCGGTGTCTAGGATCTCATCACGTTTCATTGTACATTCTCCAGAGTTTTCTTTTTAGATCTTGTTTTAGGTCGGACGCTGACCTGCACCGCAGTCGGGTGGTCATACGAATAGAAGATGTGGTATCCAATACGAACAACCCTATGTAGTTTCTTGCGCCAGACTGGTCGAACATTCACGGCATGGTAATGATCCGCAGTGCTGAACGGTAGGATCTCGGGATCGTTTATGATCTCAACAGCAAGCTTCTGTGCTGCGGCCCAAGCTACCTCGTTCCTTGGCTTGGGCGTGTTGTTCTTTCGATAGAACGAGAACTGCCTGTTCTGTGTGATTACATTGCACATAGACGACGGCCACCGAGGTGACTCCATGCGGTTCGTAATAACCCTAGCCACCATAAGCTGTCCGTTGAGGGGCTCACCTCTAGCTTCATGGTATAGTGCCAGGGATAAGCATGCGGCTGCGGCTATCAAAAGAACTGTGCCGTAATGGTTACGCCAATAAGAATGTAGGCAAATACAATGACCCATGGTGATAGACGTTTAATTATTTGTGATATCATAGCTCGTACCTATACCTTTTATCTGTATCCAAGATGTGTAATTCTCTCTTGGCTCTTGTTACCCCTACATAGAACGCCCGATGTTCATCGTCTGGGTACTTGGATTCCATGCATGCCTTGGTTGATGCCAAGAACACTAGACAGTTGTCATCCTCTCCGCCCTTCATCGCATGAAATGTTGACAGTTTAATTCTTGGGGGCTGGGTAATCGACTCGCCCCTTCTCTCGATCGCTTGCACATACATCTTATCGTCGCTGCCAAGACGCACAACATCCATTGCATCACGGGTTCTTTCACACTCTAGGCCGTAGTCTTTGTACAGCGCATCGATGCTCAACTCTCCAGTAGGATCGGCTGCATCTAACAGGTTGCTGGCGCCGCGTCGGATAACTTTATAGTCACCCTGCTTGGGCACAACTTCGTACATCTTCTTGATGCGATCAACGGCAACCATGTCTCCGGCTTGTAGCTCTCTCCACGTTTGGATGGCTCGACCAACCTCGGTCTTAATAGACGGCCGGCCCTTCACTGAGTATAGGTAGCCAGCTTCCCTGATGGTGTCGGCGAACTCTTTAACAAAGCTGTTGGTCCGCGCCATGATAGTCCAAGAGCCTTGGTGTATAGGAACACTGTCCAAGGTCTGGTGATACTGAACGACACCCTCTTCGGTGGTTGGGTAGAACTCTTTGTGAAACCTAGTGTGTATGCGCTTTACGATCTGCTGAGACAGGTCGAAGACCAGCTTGGGTAGGCGGTAGGATTGTGACAGGATCTCGACGTTGTCTGTAACTTTCATGAACCTTTCAACAACAACACCTGTCCACCGGTGGATAGCTTGATCATCGTCGCCAGCATACACAGTGCGTTCAGCGTTCTCTCTCCAGTGTAGTACCATCTCCCACTGTAGCGGGGTAAGATCCTGTGCCTCATCAATGAACAGTAGCTTTAGACGTGGGGCATCTACGTTCAGTGACAACTCGATCATGTCAGGGAAGTCTACCTTCTCGTTCTCAGACTTGTATCCGGTCACCGTCTCATAGATCTGCTTCATCTTACTGAAGTACATGTTGTAGTCTTCAGCCTCGTTGAACTCTTCTGACAAAGTACACTGACGATACCGAGACCGGTCTATCATCTGTAGATACTTTGTTCCGTCACCGCCGATCGCAGGGATCAACACCCCATCATCAGGAGAGGCAGAGTCTGCACCCTTAAAGGACAGCCCCAAGGTTTGCCCAAGGATGCGCCAGTCTTCCAGGGACAGCAGGTCGGTGCGTGTTAGGCCAAGCAATCTAAAGGCCGCTGAGTGCAGGGTCCGGAACCAAGGCAGTTGTTTAGGCTCAAGGTTAAACCTAGCACAGGCGCGGTCCTGTGCTTCTTGCACAGCCTTCTTAGTGAAGGACATGAAGCCGATCTCCTCGGGCCGTGTGCCTTGCTCCAGTGCATCCTCGACCATCTGCATAAGGGTGTGGGTTTTACCGCAGCCTGGTGGACCTAGGAGTAGCTTATCAGTCTTCAAGGTGCTTGCCCCGTGGACGGTCTTTCAACCAGTCGCGCACCTCTTGCTCGACCCACCGGCTGGCAGTATTCTTAGCGCCATCGTTCTCACCCAGGATAATAGGTTTAGGAAAGTCACTGTTGCTGACCCACTTGTATATAGTGGACCGCGATACACTTAACCAATCGCTCAGTTCCGCGATACGCATAAGCTTTTCATCAGAAGGGAATGTCATTGTCTATCTCCACGTTTTGTAGTGCTGTTTCATTTTCAAAGGCTGGGACCCACCAGACTCTGATAGTAGAAAATTTGCCGTCTTCCTTACGAATGTTTTGATGCCCGTAACAATCATCTCCACTGTTCATATTCTTAATCTGTTCTTGGATCTCGGCTCTGTTGTAGTCATTGAAGCCCCTGTTCTTTAGGAACTGTGTTACTCCACTCATTGTAAACTTAGTAAGACCATCCTCTGTCCAAGGTTTGCCCATGGATAATTCCTCGGGAGATACGGCTCGGATGCGGCTGGTGCAGTAGTTGGTAAGTAGTTCCTTGAACTGACCACTGATCGTAAGTTCTTCGGGGACATCCATCTTTACTGACTTGGACATCAGGCCGTTGATCATCTGTTGCCAGTCGTTGGCCTTCATCAGCGGGGGCATCATACTTAATTGATCCATGCAGGACCGCTGCCACAACGTCTGGTTCTGCAACTGTTCTACAGTTAGCTGAAGTCTCTGCCCATCAACGTCCATGAAGTACATCCTGGGCTCGGACAACATGATCGTAAGACCACCAACACTGGGCGCATCAGGTGCGCTGCTTCCTATACCAAACGGTCTGGACTTACATATCTTCTTGTCGCAGTGATCCTTCAACGGGCAGATGTCACACTGAAGAAAGTATTCCTTCTTCATCAAAGACTTTTGCAGATCTACAATCTCGCCAGCTTCTAAGGCGGGACTGCACAGCATGCGGTTGTAATCCTCATGGTGCTTCTTCCAATCGTCAGGCCACTTGAACCTGCAATACACACCCACATTAAACATAAAGATGTTGCGGAACTCAGTCACCGAACCTTGGCTGGAGATAACTTCCAAGCAGTAGGGCCCGTCAGTAAAGTGTGATCGCTCACCACCAAAGGTCATCTCGTCTAGGTCCGAGGCAGATACACGAGCCTTGCTCACTGCCTTGTGGAACTGGGCCATGGTCATCGACTCGCCCTTGGCGTCCAACGCATAGCGTGTCGTGATGTCACCACCAAAGTATGGCATGTTGATAAAGTTACCAACGTCCCCTCGATCAGCAAGGATCTTGTCCTGCTTGGGGAATATCTCACACCCGCTGTAGCCCAGCGCGACAGACATCTCGGTCAGGTATTCTCGGACCAGTGCCGCCGGCTCCCAATCCTTGGTAAACAAATAAAGGTGGGCGCCACCGGACTTAGACCTGCACATAATCAACGGCAGCTTCATCTCATAAACCTTATCGTTCAGAGCTTTCAAATCTAAATCATAAGTATCGATATCAAGAGCGCCGAACTTACACATGTTGTCTTGAGTAATAGGGATGGAGCCCACGCCCATCTTGCCTTCGATATGTTCCTGTATCTTTTCTTCTGTAAGAGCGCCCCGAACAACGCGGCTATCAGACTCGGCCTTGCCGTTCCGACCGGTACGACCAACAACAGTTGTCCCGTGAGCCGCACCCGATCCCTCGAACGCCTCTATTAATTTTTTTGCATCTGACATTATTAGCCCCTTGGAGAAATAAAACAGGGTAGATCTTGTAGAAAAGATCTACCCTATCGTTACTTAAAACGGTATTTCATCTTCCAAGTTTGATGTTGCTGACTCAGACGCTGTATCTTCTGAGGCATTCTTTTTCTCATCGTCTTCTGATGTAGCCTTAACTTCACCGGAGACACAGGATTCACGAAACTTCTTAGCTTCTTTCAAGATGTCCCGATCAGATACAAGTCCGACCTTCTCGACAGACCAGTTGGCCCAGTCACCTTGGTCATTGCTATCTTCAGTGGAGGTTAGTTTCCACATGGTAGCGAAGACGGCTGGCGTAACCATAGCCCCTGTCTTAGGGTGCTTGATCTTCTGCATAGCGATCTGTGTCTTCCAACGACGGCTGTGCTTTAAGGCACTAGACTTCATGTCGATCACAGCGAGTTGAAACATCCCATCGTCACTAAGAACTAACACAAAGTGTTGATCAGACTTAACCAGTTCGTTGCCATGCGGTAAGATTTCCTTGGAACCTACACGGTTAGTGCGCTGAAGGATTGGATCGGACGGGCTGATCTCTCCCTTGTAACCACCACCTTGCTCACGAGGTACGAACTCAAGATACTTAGTAACCTGATAGCAGGGGATAACTGTTATACCAGTGCTACCGTCCCAGTATTCCTTGGTGACATTGTTATAAATGCTACCCAGTTCTGCACCCTCGATGTACTCAGGCTTTTTCTTGTTGAGTTGTGGGGATAGTTGCTGACCTAAACGAATAAAAGGTATCTCTAATTCGCTGGCGTCAAACACTGTACCTTCGCCGGCACTGTCAAAGATATCATCCAAAACATCTGTGCTTAACTCTGCATTTTTTTTCGTTGCTACTGCGTTTCCCATTATGTTTTCCTTTTGATTTCTGCTGCGTTTGCTATGAATGCCCCGAACATGTCGAGGTTGATTGGTTTCCCTGCGGTCACACGTTCTTTGATGAACGCCTTGAGTGTGCTGGGATGGACGTGGGTCTTGGTCGAAGGATCAAAACCTTTCTCGCGAAGGATGCCAACGACATCTCCGGCCAGATTGTCTTGGCCCTTACCAAAGGAACAAGTGATGTCATTCTTTATGATGTCATCAAGATTGTTTTCCCGTAGCCAATCGAACGCCTGTTCTTTATTAGCGGCTGGGATAGACGCATGTACCATCATCTTACGTTGGACAGTGAGCCCGTCTACATCGAGACGTTCAACACCCATTTCATCCATCAATGCTGGTATGTTTTCTACTGAGAGCTTATGTTTCTCAGCCTTCAAAGACTTCAGATGCACTTCAGCATCATCGATCTGGTCCTCCACGTTGCGGAGTTTTCGTACAAGGTTGGATAGATCCTTCCCCGTTCCTACTGTGACATCAGCCAGAGCTTGGCCTTCGTCAAACATGTCTTCAAATATATCACTCATAAGTATTCCCTCTTCAGAGTTGTGGTTGACACACAAGCAATGGTGTGCAAAAACTACGATACAGGAGGAAACAGATGACTGTCAACTATAAATTTAAAACCGTACCATATGACCACCAAAAGACTTCCTTGGACGCAGCCGGAGATAAAACATCCTTCGGCTTCTTCATGGAGATGGGCACTGGTAAATCTAAGGTGCTGATCGATAACCTTGGTCAGCTATTTGTAGATGGTAAAGTTAACTTCGCTTTAATCATCGCGCCGAAAGGTGTGTATCGTAACTGGGTAGCCAAAGAAATTCCTCAACACATGTCGGATGACGTACCGCATCGCATAATCCGGTGGGTGTCAGTCGGAAACAAGAAGCAACAGGCTGAGGTGCAGTCGGTGAAGGAACCATTCTCTGGTCTTACCATCTTTGTTATGAATGTTGAAGCGTTTTCTACAAGCAAAGGACAAACAGCAGGCAAGTGGATGGCTAAACACTTGGGCCAACACGGCATGATAGTTGTTGATGAGTCCACAACCATAAAGAATAGCAAGGCCAAGCGCACCAAGGCACTCATAAAGATTGCCGAAGGGTTCCGCTACAAAAGATTGCTGACCGGATCACCCATAACTAAATCACCTATGGATATCTATGCACAGGCAGAGTTCCTCGGCCCTGGGATGTTGGGTTATGATTCCTTCTATGCATTCCAAGGTCGGTATGCTGTGCTTCAGCGCAGAACTATGGGGGCCCACGCCTTTCAACAGGTGCTGGGGTACAAGAACCTAGAAGAGTTGACCGAAAGAATAGATCGGTTCAGCTATCGGGTGCTGAAGAAAGATTGCTTGGACCTGCCAGAGAAAACATACACTGCCAGATACGTTACACTGACATCAGAACAGGCGAAGATGTATGACGACATCCAACGGCAAGCTCTGTTGCTACTAGATAACGGGGAGTTGGTCACCGCACCAGCAGTAATCACTCAGCTTCTAAGGCTGCAACAAATTATGTCAGGTCATCTGAAGACTGACGACGGTACGATGCTGTCGTTCCCAACACGCAGGATGGATGCGCTACTAGAAATCATGGACGAACATGATGGCAAGGCGATCATCTGGTCTAGGTTCCGGCATGACATAAAAGAAATCACAGCTACATTAAACAGAACCCTCGGTGATGGATGCGCTGCCGCATACTTCGGGGACACTGGCGACGATGAGCGCCAGGATATTGTTACTAACTTTCAGAATCCTAATCATCCTCTCAAGTTTTTTGTGGGGAATCCAGCTACCGCAGGGTACGGCTTAACTTTGACCGAGGCTAATCTTGTGGTATACTATGCCAATGACTTCAACTTGGAGACTCGTATCCAAAGCGAAGACAGGGCACACCGAATCGGTCAGAAAAACCCTGTCACTTATGTCGATCTAATTAGTGAAGGTACACTCGATGAGCGTATCGTTAAGTCACTTAGATCTAAGATTGATATCAGTGCAAAAGTTCTTGGAGAGGATGCTAGAGAATGGCTGACACTAAAGCCGGCGAAATAAAACACGATGCCGCAATAGAAACTATGGTTGATTATAAGCGTGGACTAAGGAACCTGGACACTGGTTCTAAGATGCTGTCCTTGCAGACGGGACTAGACGAGGACATCTCTGCACTAATCTTGAAGTCCATGAAGCGGGACAACGTAACTCAGATCCGAGGCTATAGTAAAGAACCGGAGAGACTTCGTAAATCAAAGATAGGAAAATCAAATGAGCCTAAAAGATAACTTCGAATGTCGTTACGATCAGATCAAAGCAAAGTTTGCAGAGTTTCATAGTGAACATCCAGATGTCTATCAGTGGGTAACACAGTTCACGTTTGAATTGATTGACCGTGGCTATGAGAACTACTCGATCGATGGTGTGTTAATGAGGGTGCGCTGGGAGAAGGACATCTACTACGATACATCTGTCGGGTTTAAGATTAACAATAACTTCTCAGCGTTCTATGCTCGTATGTTTATGGAAGAGTATCCAGATCATGAAGGGTTCTTTCGTACACGCAGGCAGATCAGCCTGATGGCGCCGGCGATTAATCAAGACGAGCTAACGCCAGAGTTCTTTGATGCACTATAGACTACCAGATGGTAATGTACTGATAAGTTTTTCGGGGGGCAGGACCAGTGGGTTCATGCTCCACGAAATACTAAAGGCGAACGACGGTCTTCCCGAAAGGTGCAAGGTGTTGTTCGCCAACACTGGTCGAGAGATGCCGGAGACGCTGGACTTTGTACAAGAGTGCAGCGAAAGGTGGAACGTTCCTATTACTTGGCTAGAATATAACCGGCGTGATAGTAAAGTAACCTTTGATATAGTCAACCATAACAGTGCCAGTCGTACCGGCCAACCGTTCGAGTCCATGCTGACCAGCGCAAAGATACTACCCAATGTGCATCGACGGTTCTGTACCCAAGAATTAAAAGTAAAGACAATTAAAAGATACCTAGTGTCTCAAGGTTGGAAGACCTGGGCCCAAGCAATCGGCATCCGCAAGGATGAAGGCCGTCGCATCAAGGTGTCTAAAGAAAAACGATGGGACAACTGGTATCCATTGAACGATGCTGGCGCCACTAAGGCTACGGTCATGGAGTTCTGGAACGCACAGAAGTTTACACTGAATTTATACGGGCCCAATGGTGTGACACCCAAAGGTAATTGCGATGGCTGCTTCCTTAAATCTGAGGCCACGCTTGCTATGATGTGGCGCGAACACCCCGATCGAATGCAGTGGTGGGCTGACGTGGAAACCCGTAGGTCAAAAGAGATAGGTAAGAAGTGTCACTTCCATGAGAGCCGGACATACGCTGGGCTGGGAGAGTTTGTCAGTAGGCAAGGGGACTTTATCTTTGATGATGAAGCCTATCTATGCCAAGCAGATGACGGGGAATGCACTGGCTGAAACGTAAAACGAGGCGGATAGTGTCCAACACCCCGCCTCGCTTCTTGTCATTCAAAGTAAAACCCTCAAGTCAGAGGACACGGGATCCCCATCCCGTATGTATTATGTAACATCTTTCCCGCCTTCATCATAGGCTTTTCTTATCAAGACAGATAGCTGCCGTGCCATCGAGCGTTGTTCCTCGTCAGCTAACGTGTGAAGTTTAGCGTGATCCTCTAACAGGACGGCCACGTTTCTAAACTTAGGCGCTTCTTTGGTAGGTGCGTTCTGCATGATGGTCTCCTTGTATGTCACCTGTTGATTACTTCTACAAGGTATGTGACCCAAACGCAAGTCAGTCCTCAAAGTCTCGTAGTGTAGCCGCCCACATTATCAAAGACCCCATCCTCGTAGGGTCGGTGCTGAAATCAACTCGGCAGATAACAGCACGTTCGTACAACCTGGTGCATGCTCGGTGGCATTCGGCTGGAGATGCAGTGTCTAATGTCGTGGATGCATTGGCACTAATTTTATCGGACACCTCCTTGTCAGTCCAAAGTCTACCCGTCTCAGTGTCAGCCCATAGTAGGCGCATGATCTCGTTATCCAGGGTGGATGGTTCTGTCTCAACAACAGGCGAAGTCTGCTGCGGGGTGTCACGAGGTACATCAACACGCATCGCTCTCCAAGGAATAATGAACCGCTTGTCTTCATAGTTGGGTAGAACATAAGCCGTAACCAACCCCCCCTCTCTCAGGTTCATGCGCTCCATGATCCGAGCGTTGATAAAGATCTGTTCACCCGCAGAGTTAACCGCAAACGCACTGCCCGAAAATGATTTCATCTCCACAACAGCTTCCATCCTAGTGGTATCTAAAGTACTTTCCATTCGCCATTCTCCCTAATTACTTTTTTCTGACCTCTTAGCTCTATGAGCCAAGTCTTTATCATGCACTGCTTCACCTTTAGCTGGCGCTGTAGCATGGGTAGTGTCCAGAGTGGACGGGTCTTCATCAGCCGCAGCATATAGAACCTGATCATGTCTTCGGTCAGAACTATATCTGGTCCACGCCTCTGTGTCGGCCGGCATATAGCCATCATCCTCTTGTTCTCCAACGGCGCCACCTTCGCCATCGCCTGCCCGAGTTCTTGCTCGGTGTACTTCATCTCGTAGTCTTTCATTTTCTATCCACAACTCTTCTTCTAACCAATCAAGGTAGTCGGCCACCGCATCTAGGATATCGGCGCCGATCTTTTCTGGGGGGACGCCGCGCCTTATGCCAAGGGCAATGAGGCGAAGCTGGTAGGATCTATCAGATATTGTATCCATCACGACGCAAACCCTCTACAAAAGTTTGAAGCTCACGCCGCGCTCGATCCAAGTCTTGAGTTGTATTCGAGTGTGGATCATTGCTGAGTGACGAATTAATTCTGCCATCAACTTGGTTGCGAAGAAATCTAAGCTCCGCATCCTGGGCAGGGTTCAATGGTTTACTCATCGTCATCGTCCCACCCCTCGATCTCGCCATCGCCATTGCAATTATCGCAGACCATAGTCTGGCAATCCAAGTAGCCATAGGGGTTGCAGTTTGACATGGGAACTGGAACCTCGAACTCCATGGTTCCCTCGCCCGAACATTCGGGGCATGTGATCAAAGGTATTTCCGGTACTTTAGCAATCATAGTCATAGTATATACTCCTTAGTTAAATGATATCCTGACTGGCATATGTGTGCCGCGCTTATACTTCTTCTTAGTTCGGGCCACGCCCGTCAAACCATTCCATGAATACGTTGTGTCGTACCCATCGATGACGTTCTCAACTCTGCGGACGTAGTTAGTGTCACACTTCTGTTGGTTCTGATACCCGACCACCTGTTGGTTGCCATTCTGTGCAACGTCAGCCCCGAAGATAGCACCCAACACAGTCATGGCATCTCGTCCATCACCGCTACCAAACTGGTTGCCAATCGCGCCGCCAAGCACAGCCCCGAACAAAGTATCGATCGGGTTAGATGGTCCGCGGCTCCCGTACATAGGGACAGATACATTGCGGCATGAGTTAACAGGATCAGAAAAAGTAACCTGTCTGTACACTGGGCGGACATCCACCACATGCGCCTTGACGTTGTATGTCTCAGCGTGGACCGCGGACGAGGCACATACTAAGCCTATTAATAAACTCTTATACATTTTTTGTTTCCTCCTGTTGTTTAACTCTTTGATTGACACCCAGATTATATATCAACTCATCTCTAAAATCGACAAGAGATGTCATCATCTCATCGGTATCCGCTTGAGCAATCTCATCCAGCTTGTTTAAAACATAATAAACATACACATAATCTTCTTTCATACGTCCCATAACTACACGTTCTCCCAAAAATCAACGGACATCTTGGTGCGCTTGGAACCATAGTACTTAATTATACGCTCCAATATATCACGAGGTGGAAAAAAGGGTCCACGCTCATACCGAGACAACATCGACTGAGATATACCTATCGCATCTGCCACCTCAGTTTGAGACACACGCCGTGCAGGATTAACCACAGAAACAATGCGATGCCGAAGCTGTCGCAGTTTCTTGTGGTTGAACTTTAACTCGAACACATAATCCTCCATCACCAACTCCCATAGTATTCGACAGACTTCCAAGTGTTGTCTTCCTTGTCCAACCAATCGGCTGCATCCCGTAGCATCTTCAAGGTCTCCGCTACTTTCTCCGGCTCCTTGTGCCACGCATCGATCTCCTCTCGGTAGCCTGCGTCCAGCAAATCACCTTGCTCCACGGCATCAGCAATCTTACGCAGATCGTCCGACTCCAATTCAATCTTAACTGAACCATCCTCGCAGTAGTTATCGTTGATGTAATTGTGCAGAGCCCAATGCTTGCGCCAGTATCCCATCTTTAATCGCTGGCTCTCGACAGGATAACTATCGACCTTGGCCCTCGGTAAATTGTCCTGATGCTCAGGAACAAACTTGTCCCCAGTTAGATACATGTCTAGTCCCATTACGATCTCCCCTGCTTTGCCATTATGTCTTCAATGCTTTCCCGCAAATCTAAGTCGAAGGTCAGGGTCAGCCGCCACTCATCCGCGCATGCTAAGTGCGTTGCCATCTGATCTGCCATCTTCCAAGCGTTATGAAGAAACTCGTCGGGATCGGGACCGTCTTCGTAATGGTCCGCTGTTATAGACGTGGACGATATAACTAAGTTGTCAACGTCCCGTAGTTTGATTGTTGCTTTCATAGGCATTACGTTTCCTTCCTTGTTTCCATATAGCTTTCGATTAAACCTTGCGCGACTTGAGGAACGATGCCGTTACCGTAGGCGCGCAATCGTCCCACCCTTGAGGTAGCCCCATCAACCAACGGGCATGTGCTGGGTTCAACTGGCCTCCACTTGCCATCTCGGCAGAAGAGCCAGTCAGCATCTTTCCAGTGGCCGTTAGTCTTGCCGCTTGGTCCTCGCTCCATGCCGTCAGTTGCGCTTGCGCTCCCGTGTTCCACCCGTGCTTGCCCGTCAGATGTGAGGGTGCTATCCCCGTGCCCCCCGTCATGGAGGTCGGTGTTGCCCAGCCCCCCGTCAGTTGAGCCGTTACGTCCAAGGTGTCCGTGCTGATCTTCCCGTTCCTGATCCGGCCCCCTTGGTATCCGCCCTTGTGATCCCGCGTTGTCGGTGTCGGCCACGAACCAGAGGCGTTGCCTGATGTGCGGAGCGCCGAACCCCGATGCGCTGAGATCGAACGCCCCGAAGGCGTAGTCCTTTGCTTCCATGTCAGTTTGTACAAGGTCGAGCCAACCGAGGCCGTCCTTGCTTGCAACTTGCTCTCCAAAGATTGTTGCAGGGCGGCACTCTTGGATGAGGTGGTTCCAATGGGGCCACAAATGCCGCTCGTCAGAAGTCCCCGCTCGTTTGCCTGCACCGCTGAAAGGCTGGCACGGGCACGATCCTGTCCAAACTGGCCGATCGTCTGCCCATCCCGCACCTCTGAGGGCACGGCTCCAGATGCCAATCCCTGCGAAGAAGTGGCACTGAGTAAATTCAAAAAGTTCTTCTGGTCTGACATCACTGATGCTCCTATCATCGACAACACCATCCGCGATGTGTCCGGCTTTGATTAAATTGCGTAGCCACTCTGCGGCATACGGGTCGATCTCGTTGTAGTAGGCAGACATTAGCTTGCCTTCCAAAGTGCTAGAGCCTCGTCAAACGGCATATCGTTTAAGATGCGGCGGGTCATACCCGCTTGCTTGTCAATGATCCACTCGCCCTTGGTAACAGTCGGGTGGTACTTGGTCTGGTAAAGAGCGCCCGTGCCCTTCCGTTGATATACAACATGAGACTTAAACTTACGCTTTAACTCACGAACACTGAGAAACTCATTGACCTGATCCGCGCACCAATACTCTAACTGTTGAGCGAAGCCGTCCTCACTCCACTCACTTGGCTCTTTAGGTAATGATTTGAAGTAATCGTGGACCGCCTTCATCGTAGCGCGGTAGTCAGCTTTGCACTTCGGGTGGTCATACTCATAGTCACAGCCGCCTTGGCCATCGTTTCCTACAACAGCAACAGGCTTGCCCTCTACATATAACGCCGCTTGAAAGCAGTGGGTCTCGTGACTAGCCCATGATGTGTGCTTGATTGCTTTGAGTTCCAGTTTCATAATATATATCCTTGTGATCTAGTTGAGTTGGTTAATACATACAAAGTATTGTGGGTGGATTGGGGTGTCAAGTGATTTGTTTGCTCGGATCACGGTCCACGGTCCTGATTACAGTGAGTACACTATAGGAGTATTTCACACAGATTTTATTTTTATTTTAATTTCTCATTTGAATTAGGTGTCATAACTGTCATAACTGTCATCACTACCTTATTTATATACTCCATTCAGCCCCACTTCTGATGACACTTGATGACATTGATGACACTTCTGGGAAGAAAAGCCCTATATAGGACTGACAAGCTGCTTCATTCTGCCCGTTGCTAAGGCTCCGCCCTTGGTATAACTTGTTCACAGATAACAATGAGGTAACCATGCCATCTACCAAGCAAAAGATTGAAGAAGAACACGGTCGAACACTGACCAACAGGCAGACAACTTTCGCACGGTACATAGTCGAGGGGATATACTCGAACGCTGACTGTGCCCGTAAGGCTGGCTATTCTGTGGACGTTGCGGCTAAACAGGCGTCCATCCTGTTAAACGGTCGCGACTACCCCCATGTGCTGGACTACATCAAGGATATGCGTGAGGAGCGGGAGCGCAGGTATGGGGTGACAACCATCGGACAACTTGAACGGCTTCACAAGCTCTCTATTGGGGCCGAGGAGAACAACCAGTTCTCTGCCGCCATCAATGCCGAGAAGATACGTTCCGCGCTTGGTGGTTTGACTATTGATAGGCGAGAAACAATCAACACTATTGACCAACTGTCGCGCGATGAAGTCACGGCTCGACTTGCCAAGTTGCAACAGCAATATCCGCAAGCGTTCATGGTTGATATAACACCGAAGGAAACACCCGATGAGCAAGGGCCCAGAGGCGAACTTTTGGAACACGATCCGCAACAACCTACCGAAGAAGTGCTTCGCGACAAGGATTGAGAACAAGCACGGGGGCGGTGTTCCTGATGTTCATCTTGTCTGGGATGGCATACCGTTTTGGATGGAGCTCAAGGTAAGCAATGCCAACGCCATAAAAGTCTCGCCTCATCAAATCGCTTGGCACATGGCATATTGTGCGCGAGGGGGGCTAAGTTTCTACTTGGTTAGAAGGTCCAAGGAGCGCGATATACTTTTATTTGGGGGTGATCAGGGGCCCATGGTCCTTGATTTGGGGTGCCTTGCGCCCTGCGCCCTTCGTGTGGGCTCTGTACCTGAGTTGTTCTGCGCCCTGCGCCCTTTATTGGTGGATAAATTGTCTTGCGCCCTGCGCCCTGCGCCCTTGCCTTAATGATCTTGCGCCCTGCGCCCTTGTTCGTTCGAATAGGAGTAGTGCTTGTCGGGGTTCGGGTACGAAAAAAGGGCCCGAAGGCCCTTCATTCAGTGTTCTACTATCGCGATTGATTTTGCTAGGCTCGATCCCTTGCACAATTTGCAGGCGGTACACTGGACGCGGCGCCCTGCTTCCTTGCTTGCGGGGCAAAGCGCCTCGTTAGTCTTGTCTAATTCGCCAAGGTCCGCGATCACTCGGAATGTGCGGCGCCCTGCTTTCCAATGGTCGAGGGCCTCGGCCTTGTTGTCCGCGCTTTGCATGGCAATATCTGGGCGCCACCCGCTTTGGTGCGAGTATGCGGTAAAGGTATCGGCCTCTGCTAACAGTTGTTCCCAAATAAAAGCAGGAACGGCAGCAGGATCCCCATAGGTGCCAACCCGCACGAACCGTGCGCGGCCTAATGTATTGCGACCGGCCTTTGTGTTGGCCATGGCGTAAACCCCGCGAAGGAATGCTTTGAAAACAATCAAAACGCCTT